GTATCATCCTCCGCCAAACCTGTGGAACTCACCGAAGAAGATAAGAAAGCGGCACGTGACAAAGCAATCGCACGGCTAGCGGAAGAACAATACCAGACACTCAGGAAGAAAAACGTCCGAAAGAAAGCGGATGATAATGTACAACAAATGAGCTTGTTCTAATCATGAAACCGAGAACGAAACTTGAGAAACGTGTAACCGGACTAAGCGGCAAACTGTCCGCCGTTACCGAAGTACAAAAAGAATGGGCGAAAGAACATATATTCACCCACGAAGCATATAGGTGCAAGGATGAGCTATGGTGTTCCGAGTGCGGCGGAACATGGATAGACACAAGCAATAGCGAGCTGGGAACCACCCTGCTCGGTGATACGACCGAATGCCCGTACTGCCACCACAAACTGGACGTAAAGGTCAGCCGGAAACGAAAAGTCGAGGAAGAAAAGTACATGTCCATCTTACAGACCGCCGGAGAGTTCCAGATCATAAGACATATACTATGCTGCAAGTACGCCAGAAAAAGGAATTTTGATTTGAACAGCAGACAGGATTATATTCACTATGCTTTCTTTGAAGTGGTTCAGGAATGGATCACCGTCGAGGGGAAACGCACCATCATGGCAAAACCGATGAATATGGGAAGCAGCGGATGGATATATTCGGAACCACTGAGCATAAAGGGTGAATACGGCAGTTACAGCTGGAATTATCGTGGAGACCTATATGCGATATGGGGATGGATATATCCAAGAAAGAAACTAATCCCGGAATTGAGAAAGCGGGGAATCGGGAAACGGTTCCCCGATGTATCCCCCTCAAAACTTGTACGAGACCTTCTGAAAGGTGGCAATGATGCGGAATTATGTATCAAGACCGGACAGACGGATATGTTAAAGCACATGTACAAAACGGGCTATTACCAACTCCGATATAAACCGTCCTTCAACATCTGCAACCGCAACCGTTATATAATCAGAGATGCAAGCATGTGGAATGACTATATAAGCCTGCTGTCCTATTTCCACAAGGATCTGCATAACGCCAAATACGTATGTCCCAAAAATTTAAAAGCCGAGCACGACAGATTACTAAGAAAGAAAAATGAAATTGAGGCAAGGCAAAGAAGGGAAAGGGACAGAATAAAGGCTATCCAAAAAGAAAAGCAGCTCAAGGAGGATATAGCATCATTCTACAACCGGATGGAAAGATTCTTCGGCATGGAAATCAAAGGCGACGGCATAGTCATCCGTCCGCTTGAAAGCGTAACCCAGTTCTACAAGGAGGGCAAAGTCATGCACCATTGTGTATACGCCAACAGGTATTACAGACGCAGTGAATGTCTGATCATGACAGCCATAGCCGGAGAAAAACATGTGGAAACCATCGAAGTGAATCTTAAATCGTTTCAGATAGTACAGTCAAGAGCCGTATGCAACGGAACATCAGAGTATCATGACCGCATTATCCGGCTGGTGGAGAAGAACATCCAATAACAGACAGTAACGGTTGTAAATTCTGTAAAGGTGAATCGGTAACAGAATGGGGATGCTTAGGTCGTTCAAGAAAAGGACGTTTAAAGTATGGATATAAAGAAATCGTTGAACCTGTAGATTTTGGTAATACTTGCAGTCTAACAATCACTGGAACAACGCTTAATGTCGATTACAACGCATATTCAACCGATTCTTCTTTTTATGATGAAATAGCGATTAACTTTTGCCCGATGTGTGGCAGAAAACTGAATGAAGTAGAAAATAATGAAAATAAATAGCTTATGAACTCAATTAACGACGAAAGAGGTTGCAGCGTATGCCAACCCGGTAAAGAGAATTACACTACCTACACAACGAAGTTAGGCAGAAAGAGAGTGAGAATGTACCAGTACGACTACCGTACTGAAAGTGGTGAACTCTTTGCTTGTTGTGCGCCTACCTTAGAGGCGTGTAGAGAAAGACGGGACAACTGGAAGTGACGCTAAAGACAGACACCAAATTTCGGAGTTGGCGCACGATAATGTCATAAGAGCATTTATAGACAAGGGCTATTCTGTCGAGTATAGAAGTGAAATAGCCGCCGGAAGATATGTGATTATCAGAGGATAGCTACAATGGAAATGAAAACGAAAACAAGTAAAGTCACGTTTCTACTCCGTTCCAAAAATCTGCAAAAAGCATTATCTATCTTTCCCACTTTTCATATTAACGTTCATCAAAGAAGAATGCAAGACTTTACAGGTTACCAGTGAAATACTTTCCTGTAATTCTTTATCTTACCAGCAATTCGGCATTGATATCAACAAAGGAATTATAACACACATAACAAAGTATTGACAAGCCGTGTCAGTACTTTGTTTTCCTCATTTTTCCCCTTAGCTCCCTTATTAAGTACCTTCGTTTCTGTAACGCAAAAAAAGCAATTATGGAAATTATTTACAGAAAACTAGAGGAACTGAAGAAACTGGAAAACAATCCAAGAACTATTTCGGATGAACAGCTAGACAAACTTAAAGAGTCAATCCGAAACAATCCGGATTATTTCGAAGCCCGACCGATCATCCTGTCAGACCGTACTGGCGAATTGATCATTATAGCCGGAAACCAAAGGTATGATGCCTGTATATCGCTAGGTATGCAACAAGTACCGACCGTTCTTATTCCCAACCTGACCGAGGAAAGGGAACGTGAGCTAATCATACGTGATAACGTTAACAACGGACAATGGGACATAACCAAGTTGTTTGACTGGGATTGTAACGAGTTGCTTAATTGGGGTATGGAAGGCATCAGCTTTCCTGATCCGACAGATTTTTCAGAAGATATAGAAGACAGTCATAATGTACTCAAGAACGCAAACTATGAAGCCGGAGCTCATATCAAATATTTAGTATTTGAGGGGTATAAGATTCCAGTCAGTGAAAGCGAACTGGAAGCACTGAAAGCACGGGCTTCTGAATATTTGGATGAGAACGGTGTAATGGTTGGTTTTGTTAATAATCTACTTAGCTTATGATGGAATACATAGACATATCAATATTGAACCCGGCAGAATATAACCCACGCCTGCTCACTAATGAAGCACAAGAAGATTTAAAAAAATCCATCAAGGAATTAGGCATTATCAAACCGATCATCATACGTCAATCGGATAAACGTATCATGGCAGGACACCAACGTACAAAGACAATGAAGCTGCTTGGGTATACCCATGTTCCAGCCTTTATTCTTGATGGTGTAAACTCCACCGATGAAGTAAGGTTCAACCAACTTCACAACTATGCGGAATGTGAGTTGTCGGAAATCCAACCAGAAATCAATGTAAGTCTTCCTAAAGGAACAGAAGGATTTTATACTATATCCAACAAAGATATCTCCATTCTTTCCAAAGGAGGAAACAACTCACGTGTTGTTGACCTTACGAAAATGATTCTCCGTTACGGCCAGTTTGCAAATGCCGTATGTGACCATACCGGGAAAGTGATCATCTCAACAGTATATGCCAAAACGGTAAAACTATTAGGTATGGACCTACTTGTATATGTCCTTCCAGAAGGGAAAGAAGAAATCGCGCTCAAATACTTCTCTAAGGAATATGGAGTGTTCGAGTATTCCCATCTGGAACGAAAGACCTATATACAGTCTTTTGCCCAAAAGGCACGGCTACGGCAAAAGAACGGGGTTCCAAGCAAGCGTAGCCATTCAACGTTGTATGAAACGCAGGTTATACCATACATCACCAAGGATATGCGCATACTCGATTTCGGTGCCGGACAAAAGGATTACGCAACCATACTGAAGAAAAAAGGCTATCTCATTGACGCCATTGAATTCTTCCACCGCAAAGATGGAGCGGACATCATTGATGAAAAGGAAATCAGGCAAGATTGTGCTTCCATATGCAAGACCTTATCGGACTACGGGCTGTACGATGTGGTTGTGTGCGATAGCGTGTTGAACTCTGTAAACTCAGAAGAGGATGAAAATAATGTCTTACTTTCGTTATCAGCATTATGCAAGCCCGGAGGAATGATATTCTGGTCTGGCATTCCGCTGCTGTTCGCCCAGAAATCATCTGAACGCAAGGAAACACACGACCATCGTTCTAAAGCCGTATTTCTTGACGCAAAGAACTTCACAGCCAACTTCCGTTTTGGTGAATGGTACTTCCAGCATTATCATTCCACAGCTGACATCGTCAGATTAAACACAGCTTACATCGGAAAGGATTTTAACATATTCGATAAAGGAATGAAGATAAGCCCAGAAAAAGAGTTAAGAGGTTCGTCATTTCAAGTAGCATCAACCAACGGAAGGAGCGCAAGTAAGAGTGATTATCTGAAAGCGTTGCAATATGAATTCACACTTCCTCTTCCCAATAATCGCAAATGGGATCTGGACAAAGAAATTATACCAATCTTTAAAACACTATAAACAATGGCAGCACCTAAAGGAAATCAGTTTTGGATGTTACGCAGCAAGCATGGCAGGGATAAACTCTTCGCCACGCCTGAAGCGTTATGGGAGGCGGCGTGCGAATATTTCCAATGGTGTGATGAAAACCCATGGACAACAAGAAAGGCTATACAACGTACCATGCCTGTTAGACGCAAAAAAGGTAAAAGAACAGAAACTGTTAATGAACAGCAAACACAACAAGAAGTTTCACCTACACAGCGCCCCTACTCTCTCACCGGATTATGTATCTATCTAGGTACTTCATCACGTTGGTGGAGTAGCTTCAGAAGTGAATGCATGAAAAAAAATGATGAAGATTTTTTGCACGTCATCGCGCGGGTGGAAGAAACCATCGAGACTCAACAATTTGAAGGAGCCTGTGTTGGCGCTTTCAATGCAAACATTATAGCCCGAAAGCTAGGGTTGTCCGACAAACAGGAAGTGGATCATACAACACAAGGCAAACCCTTCAACGGATTTGACTTTCTTCCCTATACTCCCGAAGCTGACAAATTGAAGTGATATGGAGCAAAAGGTTAACTTAAAACAGCGATTGGCATACAATTTTCTTCGTGACAGCAAAACGAAATTTTTATTGTATGGTGGTGCCGGAGGTGGTGGTAAATCATGGCTAGGCTGTGAATGGCTGATGCAATGTGCCTACTATCTTCCCGGTACTCGCTGGTTTGTTGGCCGAAATAATTTGAAGGATAGCCGTGAGTCCGTTACCGTGACCTTCAATAAGGTAGCATCTTCTCACAGCTTCACGGCATACAAGACAACAAATGAAGGGATAGCCTTCGACAACGGAAGTGAAATCGTTTATATTGACTTGACGTATTATCCGGTGAAAGATCCGATGTATGAACGATTGGGGTCTAAGGAATATACAGGAGGATGGATAGAGGAAGCTGGTGAAGTGCACTACCTTGCCTTCGAAGTCTTGAAAACCCGTATCGGCCGCCACATGAACGATGTATATCATGTACCCGGAAAGATACTTATCACCTGCAACCCAAAGAAAAACTGGCTATACCGTGAATTCTACAAGCCCTGGAAAGAAGACAAATTACAAGCTCCTTATGCTTTTATCCAAGCTTTGGTGCAGGATAATCCTTGGGCAACAGAAGACTACATCGAAAGTCTTCGGAACACAAAAGACCGGGTAACAAAGGAACGCCTATATTTCGGCAATTGGGAGTATGATAATGATCCGACTGCCCTGTGTAACTACGACGCTATCTGTGACTTGTTCACGAATGAGTTCATTGCTCCTGCAGGTGAATCTACCGGTTCTGCAGACCTTGCAATGAAGGGACGAGACAGATTTATCGCCGGTCATTGGAAAGGGAATGTGTGTTTTATCAAACTGGATCAGGAATACAGTACTGGAAAATCCATTGAAACAGACCTGAAGCGGATGATGATAGAATGCTCTATTCCTCGTAGTAAGATGATTGCGGACTCTGACGGATTGGGGAACTATCTTGAAAGCTATCTGAACGGTATCAAGGAGTTTCATGGAGGAGCACGACCTATTAATCCTGAATTTGACAATTTGAAATCAGAGTGTGCCTTCAAACTGGCTGAGATGATTAACAATCGATTGCTTCGTATCGTATGCACGGAAGCACAGCGGGAACGGATCATTGAAGAATTGTCAGTTCTCAAACAAGCACATATTGATGCAGACACACGGAAGAAAGGAATAATCAGCAAAGAAAAAATGAAAGAAATATTAGGTCATTCCACAGATTACCTTGATATGCTGATAATGGCAATGATATTCCGCATCAAACCAACACCCAAACGACCAAAAGCAAAAATAGGAAAGATATGACAGTAAAAGAATTTTTGACAATAAGCAGCATTGCCATCGAACCTGAGGTTATCAGGACCAAGTTGGATGAACTGAGAAAACCTTATCAACTAGGGCAGTATAAGACACCAAATACCCTAAACGACATAAATATGGGAGAACTGATGCAACTGCAATCCATCGAAACAGAACACGATATCTTGTTCGTTCCCTGTACTGTACTGATGGGGCTGAGTAAACGTTATATATCCCAACTTCCAGCTAGCGATGTACTGGGATTCGTACAATGGGTGGCCAAAGAAGTTGAACGAATAAATAAACTATTCGCGTCGACTAATGTACCACCCACACCCGAAGAGAAGCAAGCAGGATCCGAATTGCTAAATTTTGGACCTTTCGGCATGATTGATTACTATGCGCAGCGCATGGGTATCACTGATCATGCAGAAGTAGACAGCGTGCCATGGGTCAGAGTATATAAATGTCTTGACATGGACGCCAAAAGAGTAAGATTCGAACGTAGATTAAGAAACATATTAAGTAAGAAGAAATGACGGTAGAGCAAAAAATTAAAAAGATAGTAGACTCCATGGAGGGTGTAAGTTACCTTTTTGACAACTGGCAAACAGCCAATATAAGACTGGACAAGATTAAATTGCCGGCAGTGCTTAATCTCCTTCCTGTAAGCGGAACTTTTAATCTAGGCAGACAGCAGTTAAGAGACTGCCCTAACTGTATGATGGCATTCATGGATAAAACCAAGTTCGATTTTGATGGCACAGAAAATGATGCAGTGATAGAAGGATGCAAGAATAAAGCCAAAGAATTCATATTGCTATTGAACAGGAGTGGGATGTTCAAAGAAATATCAGGAGATATCCCTTATTCTGTTTTCTATGACAAGCTGGATGTTAATGTAACCGGAATAGTTATCCAACTTAAGTTAGAAGAGATAATGGGTACTGTTATTTGCAACAAGAGCGTGAAAGAGATTGTATATGGCAGCAGAAACTAAAGCCGGAACCCTAAGGATAATAGGTGAAGAGCTGGAAGCGTTACGCAAGCGAATTATAGCCAACCATGAAGCAAGCCGGACAAGTAGCCAGTGGAAGGACAAAGGGCAGTCTGAAAGTAGAAATGTCGGAGGACGGAGGCGTTTTGTGGGGCAGGCAGGCATTCGCGGTACTAGAAACCGGACGTGGGCCAGGGAAAGTTCCGAAAGGATTTTACAAGATTATCCGCCAATGGGTGGAAGATAAGGGTATACAAGTAAAGAAGCCCGATTCCTTCGCCTACCTTGTCGCTAGAAAGATAGCCAAGGAAGGAACGGAACTATACCGAAACAGAAAACACGAGGAAATCTATTCCCGTGATCTAGAAAATACCGTGGACAATATAGCCAGCAGGGTATCGGCTATATATGAAACAGAAGTTGAACATATAAATCTGAATTTCGACAATGAGAACACATACGATAGATAATACAACAATTGAATATCCTGACCAAATAGGATTCTGCTTTAATCCTGTGATAATAAATATCCTTGGCGGAAACTATCAATCTGTTACTGCAACGGTAACGGACACCACCACAGCCACATCAGACAGAGAGAACAGAGCGACGTTCGGTGGTTCCTGCTTCTTTGACCTATCATTCTATACGCAGAGCTATTTTGACGAATACAGAGAAGTCGATTACAAGTCAACTCACGCCGAAGATAGTAAGTTAGGACGTCTGTTTAGCATAGAGCTTGATATGTATAACGAATCAGGAACACTTGAAAACAGCTTCCAGTTCAACGTATTCATATTGTGGGGAGCCAGTAAGGTTGGAGAGCAGTATAATGGAAGCCGAGTGCTGACATGGTTCAAAAACTACCCATTCTCTGTAGGCTTATACTCTGCAACATCAGGGAATGTAAAAGTAACTATAGATGGTTCCGAAAGCTCCCCTATCGCATTATCAGGACAAAATGCATGGAATATCATTCTTGCTGGAATAGATGCTTCAGACAGGGTGGAATTTTATCTACCTGGAAGTAATACGGCAGCATCTGTTTTTGACCACACCTTTGATTTCACCTTCCGAGGGCTGCTCAATATGGCCACAAAGATCACTTGTAAGGTTGACAATTCAGACTGTGGAATATACTTGAGATGGATCAACCGCCATGGAATGTGGTGTTACTGGCTATTCATGCAAGGAGACGAGACTTCGCAGGTATCCAATGACGGAGAGTTCATCAGAAACAATATGCAGGATTACAGTTACAAGAACGGATACCATGGAGGTAGCGGACGAAAGCAAAGGAAAATGGAAGAAACGACACTTCCCGTATGCGCTCCATTAATAGACAGCATAACTTATGACTTCCTTTACCAAATGGCCACATCTCCTGTTGTTGATATGTTCATGGGCTATGATGATAACGGTAACGCCAGATGGATGGCCGTAAATGTGTCTGTGGGAAATTTCGTCAAACAGCGGGTATCACTGCAAGACTTTGAAGCGAACATTATATTACCTGAAACTAACGTGCAGAGCTTATGAGAAATGAATTATTATATGTCGGTGCCAACAACAAATTAGTAGATATGGACGACAGCACCAATATCACATTAAAATACAAGAATAATATATTCACCGATATAGGCAAAATTGTAAGTAACACAAGCTACACTATTAAACTTCCAAACACAGTGAGGAATCAGTCTGCATTTCTTCACGCAGACCTGCCATCCTGCCAATATTCCGTTGCTTCATTTTACCTTGACGCTAGATACATAAGAAACGGAGTAGAAATTATCAAAGGGGCAAAAATATACTTGATAGGCACGTCTGATGTGTTTGAAACCGCATTAATATGGGGAAACGCAACACAATTTTCAAGTATTGCCAATGAAGAAAAAAAACTGCAAGATTTAAAAGAACGTTGGCATTATGAAAGCCAAGGGAATGATCCATTTCCTGATTATTACATCGAATGGAATAGCGGAAAGAACGTAAGCCAATATGATAGTCATGGAGATTTCTTTTTCCCAAAAGTAAATTACAATATACGTTCAGCCGATAAAGACTTACCCTATCATCCGGCAGTTAAAGCAACATGGATTTTAGAACATATATCACTTGACAATGATGTGATATTCATTTTTCCAAGTGAACAGCAAGCAGTCTTGAACAAGCTGTTTATCCCATTGCTGACAAGAAATGACGGGTTGGAATTCTCTCAAAAGAATGAACTGTGGTTGAATGCAAAATATTACCTTAACCAAGGAACCGGGCCTATTGAACTTTACTTCGAAAATAAAGAATATTCATCATATTATGGAACGGTAAATAAAAGCTCGCTAAGCGAAGGCACATTCATTAGTGGAATAAAGACAAAAGGAAACTCCATAAAGCTCAATGCTTCAGGCAAAGTATCAATACATACTTTAACTTCTTTCTATCCCAGCAATGCAGCCATGATAGCTTATTATATTGAGAACGGAGAGAACAATGAAATATTCAACATAGGATATACGGATATAATAAGCAATGGAGGAAACTCTTACAATATTACGTTTGAGTTCGAAGGTGTAGAGTCTGACTCAGTAAACAAAGGTACAGATATCCGGTTTGGATTCACAAATATCGGATTTATTGCAGACGTATCAAACGGTGTAGATGGAATCATAAATCTAAGAATGGAAAACAGCCTTGTATCGCCCAAGCAACCAGACGAAAGTATTCTTAACGGGAATGGTCATTACCCCATTATACCAAATTTGCCAGATATGACACAGCTTGATTTTATTAAAGCAATATCTACCATGCTAGGCGTATTTGCATATCCTATTGAAGGCACGAACATTATAAGATTTATGTCTGTCGATGATATCATAAAGAAAAAAGAACAAGCGTACAATTGGACTAGACGGGTAATAGCATCGTATATGGCCAACAAGCCTAAAGAAATGAAATTCACTATCGATGGCTTTGCACAAAGAAATATACTTAAATACAAAGACGATGATACGGTAAAAGGCAACTACAGTGGAGAAATTACTTGCTTGATCAGCTCATTAGAGAAGTCTAGAGAAATGGCAGAGTTGAAATTTGCAGGATGCGACATGAGAGGAATTACAGCATTCATACGATTGTACAAATATGACGGAGAGGGAAAGGCTGAACTGCAAAAAGTTCAACCAAGAATACTTCTCGAGGAAAACAATGGAGGTCTATCAAATGGAACCTTCACACAATTGTCGTTCACAGATATCATAAAAAGATTCTACACAAGCTTTCAAAATGCAGTGTATACCCCCAAAATCATTAAAGAAAAAATAGAAATAACAGAAAAAGACTTGAGAGACTTAGATATGACCACTCCAGCATATCTGGCCCAATATGGGAAATATTATGCAATTCTATCCGTTACAGCAGAAAATACAGGAATAGCAAATGTTGAATTATTACAATTAGACATCTAAAATTATGGCAGACAAAGTAGAAAAGATACTTGATATCAAAGTGAATTATAATGAGGCTATCAAAGCTATAGCCGAGTATCAGACAAAAATCGACAAAGCCAAAGAAGCAGAGGCGAAACTGAAGGAACAGTTAAAGGCTGGAGACATAGAAAGGAAACAATATAACGAGAAAATGGCAGACTCTAAAATTCATATAGCAGACTGGAATGATTCGATACGTATTATAACGAAAACAATGCAAAATCAGCTCAAGCAGGAGAAGGCACAAGAAAACAGCCTTGTTTCTCTCCGTGCCAAACTGTCAAACCTAACGGCTGAATACGATGCTTTATCCGAAGCGGAACGTAAAGGTGCTAGCGGCACAGAATTGAAAAACAAGATTAATGAGGTTACTGATGCTCTAAAGGGCGCTGAAGAAGAGACACAGCGGTATTACCGAAATGTTGGCAATTACAAGGAAGCTATAATGGAAGCCGCCAATGCCAATATCCCGTTCGTGCAGCAGATAAATGTAATGGTGACCTCCTTGGGTGGAGTAAGAAATTATTTGTCTGGAGTAAAAACAGAAATGCTTACTGTTTCGACCACCACAACCGGCTGGATTAAAGTTTTGAAACTGTTGAAAGTTGCTCTACTTGGAACTGGTATTGGAGTATTAATTGTAGCTTTAGGATCTTTGGTATCATGGTTCACCAAAACACAGAAGGGCGTGGAAGCAGCCAATAAAATAATGGGGGCTCTGGGTGCCACTGTAAATGTCTTAATAGACCGGGCAGGCAAGTTGGGAAGTGCTTTAGTGAATCTGTTTACCGGGAACTTCAAACAGGCGGGGAATGATGCCAAATCCATATTCGCTGGTATCGGTGATGAAATAGTCAATGAAACCAAACAGGCGTGGAAGCTGGCAGAAGTCTTGAATGAGATAGACAAGAGGGAAGTCATGCTGTCCATGTCACGTGCCTCTAACCGAGCTGAAATTGAGAAGCTGAAAAAAGCTGCAGATGACCAAACCCTATCCACACAGGAACGTATCAAAGCTGCGGAAAAAGCTGCAGCAATGGAAAAAGAGGACTTAAAAATCCAAACAGACTTAGCGAAAGCAAGAATTGCCAATATGCTCGGATATACTAAAGTAACAAAGGAAGCCCTTAAGACCATTGAGGACATGCAAAAAGGAGCAATTACAGCAGATGAAGCTATTGGAAAAATCGGTATATCGGAAAGCACTATTGATGACCTTAGGAAATTAAGCGAAGAAGTAAACAGATTAAGTGAATTGGAAGAAAGCAGTTACACCCGTCAGACAGAGCAGCAAAACACCCTAAACTCTATCCGCCAGGAAGGTGCAGACAAAGCAAAGGAAGCAAAGCAAACAGAACTGGAAGCAGTAAGGGCAGCAGAAGATGCTATGCTTGCCTTGGTGAAAGACAAGAGAGAACAAGCACGGAAAGAGATTGAATTGAACTATTCCCGGCAGATTGAGGATTTGCAAATCAGTTTAAAGCAAGAAGAGAACCTTACCGCCAAGGCTCGTGAAGCCATCAACGCCAAAATAAAGGCTTTGGAACAACAAAAATCTATGGAGCTTAGCAAGCTGTCCGATGAGGAGCTGAAAAAAGAACTGGAGAACCGTTTAAAAATGATATCCCTGCAATTGGAATCGGTCAAGGAAGGCAGCGAACAGGAATACCAGTTAAAGATACAACAATTACAAGCACAACAAGAGGCAGAACTTACCAGCACAGAACAGACCGAAGAAATGAAACTGGCCATTAAAGCAAAGTACAATACCAAGATAGACGAACTGGCAACAGCTCATGAGCAGAATATTATCAACAAGCAAAAGGAAGCCATGCGCATACGCTTTGAAACGGAAATCGCACAAGCATATGATAACGAAGAGGAAATTCTTCGTATAAGGATGGAACAAAAGAAAGCCGAGCTCGATAGCCTGCAGCAAATGGAAGGTGAAAGTATAGAAGCATTCAATCTTCGCAAGCTGGAAGCACAGAATGCTTATCTGGAATCCAAAAAAGAACTGAGCGATAAGGAGATTGAAATAGAACAAGCTAAATATGAAGCAATGGGACAGGTGACAAATGGCCTTGTAGCTCTCACAGAACAAATTGGGGAGTCTGACAGAGGATTTGCTATGGCAAGCAAAATGTTGGCTTTGGCAGAGATCGCCATCAATTCAGGTAAGGCGATCGCAAAAATGGTATCCGCTGAATCAGGGAAAGGTATTCTTGGTATAGCTACAATGGCATCAGGTATTGCAACAATCCTTTCTAACATTGCAAATGCTGTTAAGATAGTAAAAAGTGCTAAATTTGCAGAAGGTGGTTTGGTTACAGGACCGGGGACAGGAACGAGCGACAGTATTCCGGCACAATTGTCGAATGGAGAATCCGTTATAACTGCCAAAGCTACGTCCATGTTCGCCCCTATCCTATCATCCTTCAATATGATGGGTGGAGGTGTACCTATTAATGTAACAGCAACGAATAATCAAACTTTAGGCGAAGATATGCTGGCCAGAGCAGTCGCCAAAGGAATGATGATGGCTCCTGCCCCTGTCGTTTCTGTAGAAGAGTTTACTTCAGTTGCGAATAGAATTAAATACATAGAAGAAAGCGGTAGTTTATGAAAGCATACGAACTATTATATATAAACAGGAACACTCTTAGGATAATGTCTGAAATGTCATTAGATGCATCAGATATTAAATACCTAGAAATGTATAAAGACTACACCCGTCTTACGGCTGAAGGTCATAAAAAGGCATATATCATGCAGTACCTGGCAGATGAATACAGCATTTCAGAAAGGACCATCTATAGAGTCATTGACAGGTTGTCCGTTGACGTTTCAATTCAATAAGGGGAAGAATAATCTTCCCCCTATTTTTTTACTGACAAAGCGTGTCAGTGCTATTATGTTCTGAAATTCTTATAGCCATATACCGTTTTTTACCTTTGCTTCAAAATAGATTATATATGGCGAAATTATACATCAACAAAGATATTGTTGCGGATAAAGACAAAATGGAAAATTGGTATCTAACTGGTGAAGAGGGATTGTCTTTTCCCGATATTCAAAATTTCCTATCTTGGATAGATCCGAATGACCACGTTATTGATATTGAGATACATTCATGCGGTGGTGATGCCGTTGAAGGGTATGCCATTTATGACGCCTTACGTGCTTCAGGAAAGCAAATCAGCTGTACTGCAGTAGGACGATGTGCATCCATGGCAACCGTGATATTATTGGCCGCTGCAAAAGAAAGACGTTTTGCTTATCCACATGCAAAGTTTCTTATTCACAAGCCTTATATGGCTTCATACGATGGAGACCTTGATCTTGAAACCCTAGAATCAATAAAATCAAACTTGGAGAGTGAAAAAAACAAGATGCTAGCTTTGTATGTAGAACGCACAGGATCGGAAGCCTCAGTTATCGAAGCCCAAATGAATAAAGCCGGTTGGTTTGGTGGTGAAACAGCCAAACAATTAGGTTTTATCACGACCGTTCTTATGCCTACAACTGCCAAAGGGAGAACTTACACATTTAATAACAAAAAAATGAACAAAGAAAAAGAAGTAACAGTGAAGCAGACTATCATAGACAGGCTGCTGGCCAAATGCGGCTATCAAAAAATTGAAGACGTACAGGTCGTATCTATGGAATTGACAAATGCCGAAGGTAACACGCTTACCGTGGAAAGAGATGAAGGTGAACCCCAAGTAGGAGATACAGCAAGTCCCGATGGCGAACATGTCATGCCTGACGGAAAGACTATCATTGTGACAGATGGCGTTATTACAGAAATTAAAGATCCTGATGAATTGGAAGAGGATGAAGTGAAAGCTTTAAAAGCCCGTATAGAAGAGTTGGAAACTGAGAATGCTTCTCTAAAGACGAATGCCCGTACCATTGAGGACAACAAGATTCTGAACGCAGTCCGTATGGCCGGAGGCGAAAACTGGCTGGCAAAACATTGTAGTACTTATAAAGTGTCAGCTCGTACCCAAACGTTCAACAAGGGTATAAAAGGAGTAGAAGAAAATGAAACGCCTATTCAGAGAAAACTTCGTGAAGAAAGAGAAAAAAGAAACAACAAGTAATAAAAGGAGGGGAAATGCCTATTTTAGATTTTGACAAACTTACACCTGATAATCAGGCTGTAAAAGACTTGAAAGACCTTATTCAGTTAACAGTCTTTCAAAACGAGGACATGGAGCGTTTTATGACGTTTATGCCCAATGTGACTAACGGTAAAAAAGCAGGTTTTATCGGTGAAATGGAAGATATCGGAGTAGCCGGCTCCGGATGCGACCCTGAATATAAAAAAGTGGCTATCGCTGCCGCCCAAAAGGAATGGGAAATCGGGGATTGGCAAATTCCTTTGGAAATGTGCTATACAGACTTGGAAAACACCATTGCCAAGTACTGCCTTAAAACGGGAACAAATATAGGAGACCTGACATCGACCGAATATATGGACGGTATTGTACTGCCGAAGCTGTCTGAAGCTATGATGAAAATGATGTGGCGTTTTACATGGTTTGGAGATAAATCAGCAGCGTCTGTCACTGGAGGTGGTCAAATCACTGACGGAGTAAACATCGAACTATTTAAAACATGTGACGGTTTTTTCAAACGTCTGTTTGCCATCTGTACCAACAATACCGAACAGCACACTGAAATTGCAGCCAACGCAGAAGAATCATATGCATTACAAAAATCAAAGATGAAAGAAACAGGCATTGCCACATCAATATTCGATGCGATGTTGCAAGATGCCGACAGCCGGATTTTCCAAAAAGACGGATGCGCAATTTTCGCCACCAAGTCAATGTGTGATGCTCTGACTCACGATATGAAAGAAAAGTACAAGGTAATCATGCCTTGGGAAGTTGTATTTGACGGTGTAGAGGTCAGCAAATACGATGGAACAACCATCGTTAAATGTTCCATTTGGGATAGATTTATTCAAGCCTATCAGAACAACAAAACCAAACTTAACTTACCGCATCGTGCTGTTTTATGTTCTCCTGAGAACTTGATGTATGGATGTGAGGGCACCGAACCGATGTCGGACTTGGATATCTGGTTTGATAAGAAAGCCCGCAAGAACTACATTTATTCAACAGGAAAATTAGGCTCCATGATTGGCGAAGATGAGTTGGTACAGGTAGCATACTAACGAAAAAGAGCAAATATGGCAATATGTGATATAACAATCAAAAAGGACATCGCACCATCGTGCGATGATCCTATCGTTCCCGGGCTGGAACAGGAAGGTGTGATAATGAATCGCGCAGACGTGGATTTAGGTGCGGTTACATTCAACGCAACCCGTAAGAATGTGATCGAAACTCTTGCACTGAAAACAGGTAAAAAAGGTTACAAGGTACAGGTATTCGGTGCAACCCCCTTTACTGGTACCAATACAACCTTGGCAACAGGAACCTATCGTAACACGTTTACTAACATAGTGAACATGGTTGTATTAGCAAATGACCCCGATGTATGCAATGACATTATTGACGGGCTTGCTAACGGTGATTTTGTCGTTGTATTGGAAAATAAAGCCAAAGGGTTAAATAAAACCGAAAATCCGGGAGATTCAGCTTTCCAGGTTTACGGTTACTACCAAGGTTTGAAAGCCGCAGAGATCGGCAATGACAAGTATTCCGAAGAAACGGAAGGGGGATGGAATATCTCTTTGCAAGAAACCAAGGTTCCCAAATCAGCATTATTCTTGTACAAAACATCTTACGATGCGACAAAAACGCTTGTTGAAACACTGACAAAACCAGCTGAATGATTATGGAGTTAGAAGAAGTGGTTGATAAATTAAAGGAGCTAGGAGATCTTCCCTCCTACTCCTCTTCTGATAAATCGGAGATAGAAAGATTGTACAAGGAAGTATTAGGAAAAGAATTCACCAAGACATCGTGTAACGACTGCTATCGCGATGCTGTAATCGAAATGACTGTTTACATCAAAAAGAATAACCGTATGAAAGAAAAATGTAATTATATATTAAAGAATGGTGTCCTGCTTCAACCGGAGTTCGGAAGCAATAAAATGTACACTAATGACAACCTCACTGATGAAGTTGCTGAAAAGTACCTTGCCAAAAATCCAAAAGGTGAAATTTATTTCGCCCATATACCTACGGACTGGAAAGAACGTGTTAACAAATGTGGATACAATCAAAGCCTGCTTGATTCAATGGTAGAATCATTACAAGACGGAGTTTCTGAAGAATCCGTGGCTGACACGTTGAAAGATTTCCAAATCAACGGCAAGAAAATCAGTAAAAAAGTTCTGAATCTGCATCTAAGCAAGGCCATTGAAATTGTGAACGCAATGAATGGAGAAGGCGAAGATAAAGTTGAATAAAAGAAATAAAGGACGAACGTAAACCTCGCGAATATGAGAGTAAGAGATCTAAAAAAGAAAAGCAGTAACCGCATTGATACAAGCTATTTACAAAATCTAGGAATTCAAGCCTACGGACAGGACAACCTATATCCGCAGACATTAAAGAATATCATTGCTGCAAGCTCTACTGCATCTGAATGCTCAGACCGTTTCGCTGACTTCATTGAAGGAAACGGATTCCGTGAGGTTGCTTTTTCCAAATATGTAGTCAATCGAAAAGGTGACACATTGGATGATGTGCACATGTTACTATGTAAAGACATGTCCGAACTCAATGGAATAGCAATCCATGTTAACTACAATGTTTTCTGTGAGATAGTGGAGATGCAGCACGTACCATTTGAAAATTGCCGTCTGACAGAAGAAGATGAAAACGGTTATGTGGCAAAAATAGCAGTACATCCAGACTGGAGCGGAAAGAAGACACGTAAAGGGAAAGCTCTGCAGGTCAAGAAAGAAAACATCGACTATATAGATGTTTTTAACCCTCAAAAAGATGTGATACTGGCTCAAATAGAAGCTGCCGGAGGCATTGAATACTACAAAGGTCAAATCCTATGGGTGTCAATGGCCGGGAAAAATACTTATCCAGTCGGAAAAGGTGACCGAGTAGCTACAGAGATGAGTACCGATGAAGGTCTGTCCAATGTCAAGTACAGAAATGTACGAAATAATTTCTTCCCTGGCGCTATGATATTCACCAAAAAGGGATCGAACATAACCTTTGACGAAGAAGGCAACGAAGTGAAAGATACAGACGATGATGACAGTTTCTCAAATACACTCATCCAGTTGCAAGGTGATACGAATGCAGCAAAGATCATGGAAGTTACTTTAGAAAACGATGAGGAAAAGCCTGAAATAGTAAATATGAACTCACAAAATTACGACAAAGAATTTACCGTTACTGACGCAAGTGTGGTTGAACGTATTTATTCAGCTTATGGCCAAGAGCCATGGTATTGCATCCGTATTGGTAAAGTCGGATTCTCAGGCGATATTTTGGAAGATGCTTTCGAGTATTACAATTCTATCGTAAGCAAGCAACAGCGCTTAATAGAGCGTACCTTTAGCCGTATATTCAGCTATTGGTATGAGGTAGTCAACCCCTCTAATGATTATAGTGTTGAACCATTAAAGTATGTACGAAATGCAGCAGTATCTAATAACAACAGATGAGGTATCGGCTTTGTCTCGCGGAATGTCTGTACATCTCGATCCTGACAAGATAGAAACCTACATCCGTGAGTCGGAGAATATCTACATCAAATCAGCGTTGGGAGACGAACTGTTCCTTGACGTGAAAAAAAATCCTGAAAAATACCAGCTACTGCTTGACGGAGGTACTTATGAAACTAAATGTAAAAAGAAGATAATCATCACTGGACTTCGCGTAGCTTTGGCTTATTATACCTATGCCTGTATTGTCAAAAATGGAGATGGGAATGTATCCCGTTTCGGCTTCGTAAACAAGGAAGGTGAATATAGCAGTCATACAGTATTCAAGGAAAAGATGATGGTGTATAGCGATGCATGTAGTATAGCTGACCGCTACCTGAAAGAATGCGTACTTTACCTAAAAGAATGCGGTATGCCACTTTATAACGGTGAAGGGAAATTAAAATCTAATAGAACTGTTTTTCGTGTAATAGGAGAATGAGCGATTCTGTTGACATATTAAAGAAACTGGCTTTTCAAGTAAGAAACGCATCTACAGAAGGAGAGAATACAGCTGAAAGAATTGGGCGCATATTTATCGGGATTCTAGAAAACATGGATAATTCTGATATAGAAAAGCTCACCAAATACTTTTTGCGCAAAGACAAGGAGGATTCTACAAATTTTCTTTTATCATTATTGGGCGGAACCGTCATCAAGAAATACGCCAAGTTCGGTGATTTCGTTACCGGCGTTTCTGGAGGTTACATCGGTGAGGACGCCCGTGCCGAGCTGGAGGCTCTGGTCCTGCGCAGCTCTCTGAGTGTACCAGAACTTCGTTTCAACCGTCAGACCTATTTTGAAGGATATAATACTATAAGTCCCGGCGGAGGGCTGAAGATAAAAAGCTTTGTCGCCAATAGTGACGGCAGCTATACTGTCACCCCTGATCTGGAGGATGGTGTACCGCTGGGACAGAAGCCGGACGATATCCTCCTAGGCTTCTGGCATGACAAAAACGTCACTACCGGTGACTTTATTGGTTTCCGGAAAATACAGTACCGTATCACTTCCGCAGATTACGACGAGAAGACATTCGTGATGGTTCCGCGTCCCGGATATGAGTTCGTTCCCCATAACGAGATGCGTCTCGGACAGACGGGGAACTTCACCGACAAGGAGCGTCAGACTTATATCATCATAGACGTGCGTGACGGTAACTGCTGCATCACCCTTGTTGACAATGCCAACACCTGGGACCCGGAGTCGGCACAGATGAAGAGCTGGTTCGGCAAGAAGAAGGGTATGACCATCAATGGGATCAACTGCGACAGGTTCTCGGCAGTATTGCAGGATATCATCATGACGGGATTGATTTTTCAAATTGATGAAATTACCGGTAGCACAGTCCGCGTTCCTATCGACTTCCCTAGCTGGGAGCCGGGCAGGAAGTATGCGTATTATTCCCGTGTGCCCCATAACGGTTCCACATGGTTGTGCGTCAATGACAAGGGCACTACTTCCGAGCCATCCGAAAACAATCCGGACTGGCTTGTATCAGCCGCCAAAGGTGACAAGGGTGATCCGGGCCTGTCTGTAATAGGTGGCGGTCATTGGGAATCCTCTAAGACCCCATACGAGGTCAATACCATGGTCACTTTGGCGGGCTGTGTTTTTATCTCCAAGGTGAAAACATCCAATCCTCCCATCAGGATCGCAAGGTTCAAGAATGGCAGTTATCGTCGCAAAAAGGATGGCGGTTATATCCTTTCCGGGAAGTCAGCCGACTGGACCGTGCATGAAGACTGGGAGATGCTTTTGGACGGGCGTGAGCTGAAAGGCGAAAGCATCACCTTCCTTGGTGAATTCGCATCCCATCCGTCCAATCCCAAGGAGGGTGACAGCTACCGAAATACGGCTGACCATTGTACTTACATATACCGGAATGGTTTGTGGATGGTCATGGTCAAAGATGGAACTGACGGTAAGGACGGCAAAGGTTACGAGTGGATCTACACCCGTACCAACATCATCGGCCTTACCCCTGACAAGCCGGAATCGAAGCAGCAGGATGATTATATACCGGAAGGCTGGACAGATGATTTTCTTGGCGTGGATGCCGACCATCAGGTGGAATGGGCGTGCAAACGTGTGAAGCGTGATGGAGTATGGAGTGAATGGAGCACTCCGGCCCCTGTGCACCGTTGGAGTAAGGACGGGGAGTCGAATGTCATGGCCGACCTTGACAATGAGATGGTGAGCGTCGCTCTTACCAGTACCGGCGTTACTACTTCCGCACAGTCATGGACTACCCATGTGTCCATGTGGTACGGTACCGAGAAACTCACCCTTGAATCTTTGACAGTCAGCACGCCTGCCGGTTTCACGGCAAGCACAAGCAAGGCCACCGGAGCGGTGGCGATATCCGTTGCTGCCGGAAAGTCGGTTCCGGAACAGAATACGGTCACCATCACACTGGCTGCAATGAAGAACGGGCAGCTCTATACCCGTGAACTGACTTTCAAGATAACTGGTGTCCGTGGCGGGGCGGACGGTTCCGATGCGGTAATTTATAGCCTTGTCACTTCGGCCACGATGGTCAGCAAGAACAAGAACGGCGGTTACAGTGTGGCTTCGGTATCCTGTCGGCGTATGAAGACAGTCGGTGCGGTCACTACGGCCACAACGGACGGGGAGTTGAAGTACAGTCGTGACGGTGCGGCCGAGGTTCCCATCGGTGATGGTGTCGGGGTGGCTTCCGGTAATTTTACCAGTAGCTTGAAGTTCGTGTTCTACGTGAACGGTCAGGCGGTTGATGTCGAGACTGTCCCGATGGTTGTGGACGGCAGTGACGGAAAGGATGGTGAGAGCATCACAGCCGCAGGTCATTGGGAGTCCGCCAACACTCCGTATGCGAAAAACAGCACAGTATCGTTTGCCGGAGGATCTTACTTAAGCAAGGTTGAAACCTCCAACCCTCCGATTAAAATCGCCAAGTTCAGAAACGGCAGACTCCGCAGGAAAAGAGACGGCGGATACATCCTCGCCGGCAGATCTGCGAACCGGACGGTACATGCGGACTGGCAGGAGATGGTTGCCCCCGTCGGACCGTCGGCATCCTACTGGCTGGACAGTCCTGTCAGCGTGATCAACTTCACCAGTACGGGCACGCCATCCCCGTCTGGATTCCTTGTCACTTGCAAACAGAATGTGGCAGGCAATGTAAGCACGTGTGGCACGCTTTATCTGGCAGCCCGCAAATACAACGGAAGCTGGCTGGCTCATGTAGGTGCTACCCTAAGCAATCAGATATCCGTACCTGCGACAGCCGGATACACCCAGTTTGCCGTCCGGGCTTATCAATCCGCATCGGACGCGAACGCATGGAATAATAATTTTGTCGCTGAAAAAGGGGTGGGTGTTGCAAATGATGGTGCCATAGGAGCAACCGGAGCAACAGGGGCGTTTCCCCGTGACAGAGGTGTATTCGCATCAGGACAGACTTATGTCTGGAATGCGGATTACCGGGATAAGGTCATATATCTGATAGGGGGAGTTTATTATAATTTCCTTGTAAAGAATTACGGTGCTTCCGTTACCGATGCACCCACATCTGTCAACGGTGATTCCAATTGGGAAGCCATGCAGAAGTTTGTGAATATCGCTACTGACACCCTGTTTGCCGATGGTGCGAATGTAGCCGGATTTATGTATAAAAATGGCATGATGAAGAGCCAGAACGGGAACATGGAGATGTCCGGCAAGAAGAATGATGCGTATATCAAACTGGGGGGCGGTAAAGTGCTCTTGAAAGAAGATGGGTCAGGGAAACTGGCTGACGGAAACATATCGTGGAATGCAGCGGGAAATACCAACGTATCGGGTGTTATCACCGCCACTCTTCTCTACTCACCGGGAAGCGATATGGATAGTCTGGCTGATTCGGAAGGCAATATGACCGTGAATCCGTCTACTCAGGGATCTACATTCTTCTCTGCTGACGGTTTGGGCGGAACCATAACCCTCCCTCCTGCATCATCATGGAACGGATTGAAACTGGAGTTTGTGGTCGATTTGACATCAAGGGCGGCCAAGAACCCGGATAAATACAAGGCTACGAACTATTTCTGTGGACTTGTGGGAGCTTACAATAATAAAACAGAAATTCAGATGGCAAGGCCTTATGTCTTGGAGATGATAGCCTTTAACAACCATTGGTATATAACACGTATGGATTTAATAACATAAAAGATATGCTTATGAAAGAATTATGGCAATTAATCAAGATGCTGTTCTCAAGCAAGCCGGGTGATTTTGATACTCCTGAGCTGCTTTCCATGAAGCATTATCCTTTCAAGGGATACCGTTTCATGATGTGGTGCGGACGGATGATATACCGTGCCGAGAACAAGGAGAACATAGATAGGTATATGCAGACCTATGCGGGTAAGGAAAGCCTGACGCACGAAACCATACACCTGCGTCAGGCACAGGTTATCGGCTCATGGGTAAAATACTACTGGCGGTATTTTGTCGAGTGGGTTAAGGGAAACCCTATCTGCCATCCTGCGAGTTCGGCATATTATACCATCTCATACGAAATGGAGGCGTATGCCAACGAGGGCAATTTGGATTATCCCGTGAACTACGACGGAAGCAACCTTTCCCGGTACAAGATAAAAGGTGGCAGGAAGAAGCTGTACAAATCGATTGGCGGCACTTCAAAAGCGTGGAAAACTTATATAAGAACTTTATAAAATTTGGATATTATGAGTGATTTGAATTTAGAAAATATAGTTGGCTTCAAAGCTGTGGATAAAAACGGCAACGAACGACAGGTGACCGTCGATGAGATGACAGAATTAGTTTCCGCACGGATTGTTTC